GAGCAGCTATACGCTTCTGCAACATCAAGTATTTAGAAATCAACTGAGCCTGTGGTATATCTTTTATTTTATTTAGTACTTTTTCATCTACTATTGGCTGTCCTGTAGGTGTAAACTTTTTAGGCTTCCATCCAAAGTCCTGTAGATACTCACCGATTTGCTTACGAGATCCTAAGTTAAAGGAATGTTTAATAGTTCTCTTTATCTTTTTATCTTTACAAATAGTTTCATACTCAGACTCATTAAGTCTGACGCGAGTACCCAACTCTCTACACTTTGCAAACTTAGAAATGGCCCCATCAGAATTGTAACATATCCGAAGTGTAAACACCTCCTCTTTAGGCTTGAACTCTTTCTGAACTTCTTTTTTAATTACTTCGATGTTTTCTTCTAGTTCAGCCTTGAGAGAGAGGACATGCTTCCAATCTAATAAGAAACCTTTCTTTCTTTGTTTATCTAAAAGAGCATAGGCACTTTGTTCTATATCTACAGATTGTGCTGAAAATCCCTTAGCTTCAGCCTTCAATATTTTGTACACTTTGGCATTTAACATTACGTCATTAACACAATACTTTAGCATCTCATTCGAGTACTGACTAAAATCTTCATGTTCTAGTTTACGTTGTCCTAGCTTCATACCCCAAGATCCAAGACTGTGACCGCCTTCTCTAGTGGGATTTATAAGTCTAGATAGTACCAAGGTATCTCTTATAGTAGTATTTTCAGACAGGTCTACACCATATAGATCCTTCACTACAGGTATATCAAAGCCAATGATATTATGCCCTATAAGTTTATCTGCTTTACTTAATAAACTAATGCCTTCTTGTAACTCAGAAGGTTTGAACTTATACAGCACATCATTATCTATATCATAAGCCACGATACAAAAAATAATTGAGTAGTCTAGCCCATCAGTCTCTATGTCAAATATTAAGTTCAAAACGGTATCCCATCCTGTTCATCAAAGAACTCATCTGGTTCATCAGATGATATTTCCGATAGTCTACCAGTTTCATTATCATAAAGCAAGTGTGTAGCCATCCCAACATCACCAGTGTATCTAGATTTTAGAACTCTTACGTGTGTCGTGCTGGCCTCTATTGGATCGTCACTCTGTTGATTACGCTCAAGTGCGATCACACAGTCACTAAGCTGGGCTATAGATTGACTCCCTCGCAGGTGAGATAGGCCAACAGTAACGCCTTGCTCATGTCCTTTATTACCCTCTACTCGACGCAGGTGAGAAACAAGAATCATTCCCGCACCTGTCTCCTCCACTAAAGATCTAAGGCGAGTCATAATACTGTCGATAGCTCTACGTTCATCGCCATCTGCCATAGAAGATACGAGCATGTGTAGGTGATCCACAATGACCCACTTACAATCACAGCCTATAGTTAGATAGCGCAGCTTAGAAAATATTTCTTCTATATCGTGCTGTCCCAGATGTGAATAGATCCACAGTCTATCTTTAGCGTCACCTTTGAAAAGATCTTCGTAGTGCTTTCGCCACTGCTCTTCTGGAAACTCTTCTCTAATTTGATTGATGTAGAGCTTTGCGTTAGCTTCAATAGAAACAATACCATCCACAGTTCTATTCTTGTTTTCTTCAAGGGCTAGAATACCGACACGATCTTTAGTATTCTTAATAATAAAGTGTTCGATCTCTCTGGTAATAGAAGTCTTACCTAGCCCTGTGCCTCCCGTTATAGTTACTAGTTCACCCTGCCTCATACCATATAGCTTTTCATTGAGGCCGTTCCAAGGATAGGGTATAGATTCTAGCTGCTCTCTATTAAAATAACTATCATCCATCTCAGAAACATTTATAATACCAGAGGGAGTATAAAGCCTAGCAGCCCACCAAGCCGTGACATAAGCTTGCTTACTGTTCTGTCTGAGCATATCATTAGGATCTTTAAACTCTTCAGGCATGTGTAATATTTTACTCTTGCCCGGACGTAAGACCCTTGCTACCTTCTTAGCTGCATCCTTGCCAGCCTTGTCATTATCAAAGTTAATAACAACGCAATCAAAAGATTCAAGGAACTCTAAGTTTTCTTTGACATCTTTGACTGCACCGCCTGCACCATTTTTAACAGATAGTACAGGCCACTTAGAACCCAGCAACTCGTAAGCTGCCATAGCATCACACTCACCCTCTACTAGGGTAACGAACTTACCGCCAGCTTGGAATGCTTGCTGCCCAAACAGGCCAGTGCTTTTTGGAGAACCCTCCCACATAAAACTTTTATCGTTGACATCACGAACCTTCGCACCTCCCATTTCATTGCCATTATAGTATGGATAGAAATGAGTTATAGTTTTATTAGAAGTATTTGTTATGGACTTAACACCATACTTTTTTACAGTGTCAAGAGAGATTGATCGGTCAGTTAGTGGGTGGAAATCCCCATCACTATAGTTCATTGAATTACGTTTGTAAGTTTTAAAATCGCTAACTTGGTCAGGCACACCGCCATCCTCGTAGTTTCTAAGATAAGTATTACAACTAAAGCAATAACCATGTCCGTCTCCATCAACAGATACGGGATCACTGCCACCACATTTCGTACAAGGCAAATGAAATTTTACAAAAGCCATTTTGTCTCCATAAAAGAAAGGGGCCGAAGCCCCTCTTGTTTAGTCAAGACCAGAGAGTTCTAGTTCTACTTGATCATCAGGTTCATCAACCATACCATCAAACTCTCCTTCAAGTTCCTCAGAGAACTTTACTTCAGCGCCTTGAAGGATAGCTAGTCGGGCCTGTAGACCACCAGCTTCTTCACGCACCATCTGCACAAGACCTACAAGTTGCTGGGCACGATCAGATAAATCTGACACATTGTACTCAATGTCTTTATAGGTCACTGTATTCTTAGCTTCACTCATAGTTCCGCTTCCTCCTCATCTTCAATCTCAAACTCATCCGCATTCGGATCATTATATTCTACAAGTTTTATAACTTGCATCTTCATAAAGTCAAGACCCTTGTAGGTTCGACCATTCCACTGAGACTCCCACTCTTTATATTGAACCTTAACATGAGAGCCGTTGCCCACACTTACATCAATATCTTGTTTACGGGTGTCGATCAAGCCCGGAGCCTTGCGAATCATACCGTTAGGCCCATTGACCTTACGTTTAATAATGATTGCAGGGCCTTCTTCCATCTGCTTAACAGGGAATCCACGATCCTCAAAGTTCTGAGCGGTAGACTCATCGACTACTAAGTTGACTGTGTAGCACGGATCATACTTAGTGTTGGGTGAAGTTACGAAAGCCCAGTAAGCGGTTCCTTCAAGTACTGCCATTTTATACCTCGCGTTTGGTTTTGGTTTGCGTATTATACGGACTAAAGACAATCATGTCAAGCATAATTTTCTTCCCACCGTAATTTTCTTTTCTTTCGCCCTTCTTCTTTGGCGATCCTACTGGCATCACATCTTGCTGCGTACCAATAAAGTATATTAAGTTCCTCCTTTAACTTCCTGATTGATAAAGTAATTTTACCCCTGCCAAACTTAGGAGTTACTGAAGCCTTTTTACTCCCAACCTTGACTGTGCAAAATCTCCAGCCATCTAAATAATACCAAGTGACGAACTCATCGCTGCGTTTTGGATTCAATAAGAAACTTTTTAGTTTTAAAATATCTTCTGTCACTCACAGTTCCTATCAACAAACTCAGCAAACAACATAGATAAATCGTTATCTTGTATTCTCCAACTTCCTACTTCAGAACAACGATCTTCTACAAAATTAATAAACTTAAACTTGACACGCTCTGATGGAGGACTAACGCCTATTCTTAAAGCGAACAGTTGGCACCACCAATCATCAACCTCACTACAAAATTCTGCCCTTGTATCAGTAACACTCATTGACTTCCTCCAGTTGAGTTTTTAAATAAAGTCTAACAAAAAATTCAGGAAACTCTTCGCCATGCTTTAACATTAAACGCAGAGCATCCTCTTGCATTTCATCACTGAGATCTTCAAGACCACAATAGATTGTGGAATAATAAAGTATGTGATTACACATGTCAATTACGTTTTGCATTAAAGATCCCTTTCAATAAATTTGGTTCCCCAGAAAGCAATATCATTATGTAAATCTTTTAAAGTATTGTAAGCATCTTTGGTGCGTTCATACTGAGGACTAACATGCTTGTGAGGTTCAGCAAGACGAAGGACATTATCATAGTGCTTCATGCGATCAGTTAGTATTTCTTTCATTTGAGTATTAACAAGATCACGTAAGCTATTTTCAAATGCTAAAGCAGTACCAGAATTTAAAATGAGGGCCTTGCGGCTTTCAGAATAAACTATAAAATGATCCACAAATAAACGTATATTATCCAACGGTCACAACCTCCAACTCAGTTTCGATCCAAACTTTAGCGCCACAAGGCAGCGGGTTGTCAGGACAATAGTAGACACTAACTAACGGCTTACCTTCAGAGTCTACAACAGCGGCATGGTTAGACTTTCTATTCTGTTTGTAGTCCTTAACAGTAATCACTGGCAACTCAGCACCCTTAGCGTTAGCCCTGATGTTGTGTTGATTAACATGGATTCTAGTTTTCATAAGTACCTCTTTTTAAAACTATTTCTTTCAACCATTCTTCCATTACCGGGGGTTATATTAAGTGAGCAGTTTTACACCATGCTCAGGGTGTCAGGAGAGCCTATGCTGCTAGTGGAAAGTTAGCAATAACTTGTTGAACTTTATCGGATCTTTTAACCTGTGCCACTGGTATATCAATTTTATTCTTACGACTACCGACATGGTGGCTTGACCAATCAGTCAGAGTATTATACACGGCCCAGTAGTTGTTACCCATTGCTGGCATGTAACGCTCATTGTATTGAGTCCAAGCATACATAAGAGATGAATTACTATATGCTTTTGGCATACTCATAATTGATCCCGTAGTCTCGCCCTCTTTTAGTTTACCAAGTGCAAACTTAGAGCCTGTCGCCTCTGCAATATATTGAAATGCTTCTTGACGACTAACTGTGTGGTTAGCCCACTTTGCCCACAGTTCATTCTGAGTATCTAGTATGCCCATGATCTTGTTCATCTGGCTCGCGCCGTGGTCTACGTTTAGCTTGTTAGTGTGTCGAGCCTTGTAAATTCCAGCAGTCGAGCCAAGAAAAACCTGATGATTAGTACAAGCATTTTGTAATGCACCAACTGTCGCCTGATAGGGCCACACTGAATTGAACGAATTAATATGTAACATTTCAAGAATCGCAGTATCACCGTCGGGAGTTGTAATCTCGTGATTAGGTAATTGGTGCCGAATAAAACAAACTGAGCCGTTATCTCCGACTTGAATGGTTTCCTTAATATCTACCAAATCTAGATTGCTACGCTCCAATACATTACGGGCGGTATCAATCATTTGAGTGTGTGATACTGGCTTGTATCGCTCACCGTGGATCGCCAAAGCATCGCCGGTATCTTCGCGGTAATAAACTTTCTTATTGTCAAGTTTAAGTACACCGCCATCTTGATCCCTATACAATACTGGCGTAGAGGTAACTTGGAAGTCTGCCTCGCCATAGCCAGAATCCCGAAGATTATCAACTGCTGAATTGTTACCAAACAAAGAAGTAATTGTGTTCATAAGAACTCCTGATTATAAAATAATGAGTTGCCAGCTGCTCATTGTCACTCTTTAAAGGCTCCACAAGGGAGGTGACGGGTCAGGCTTCACGGTGCCTCCAACCGTACCCCTAGAAAAACTAGGAAGGTCGTAAGACCTCCTTCCTAGTTTTCTAGGGAGAATCTTAAAGTATTTTAGTTGCGATGTCAAGCCACTAACTGTAAATTATTAGGATCTGCAAAAAAATTCAAGTCGCCTTGATCTTTAAACCTTTCTAGTTTTGTAGATCCCTTGCGTGTTAGTTTACCGATGCTACCATCCTCATCTAAAAATCTCAAGTCAGTCTCATCAAAGTCTACTAACTCTACAGTATTACCAAACAACTGTATACTGTCAGGTATCTTAAACTCGCCCTTACACTCTTTAGTATTAAAAGATATTGCGATGTTGAGTCCAAGCTCTGTAGCAGTTTTAAGTTGCTTGATTGTCTTGACACTATTAAGTGATGCCGAAAATGTAAGATGATAGTTAGACAAAGTATTACGGACAACACGATGTAGAACTTTTGAATAGTCATAAAACTGTATGTTAGGCAAAGATTGGACAAGATCAGACCAATCAATATCACTGGTGCCATTGAGTCGAATACAGTAGTTGTCGGTTTCATGGCGCAATATCTCAGCTT